GATCTGCGCCACGGCCTGCCCCCCGAGGATGCCCTCGTCAGTGACGATTGGTCCGCCGATCCAGCAATGGCTCACCAGGCCGCCCAGGGTGGTGCCATAGGTGTCCGGGCTGGCGAACCCGCCTTGCTCATCCGCCTGGCGCTCCAGGGCCGCTTCCACGCCCTGAATGAGTGTGGCGAGACGGGTGCCGGGGGCCTCGCTGGCATCCTGGTCCGTGCGGCAATAGATCCACAGGGTAGGCTGGAGGCGCCACGCCGGGGGCAGACCGCGCTGCTGGACGGGCACCTCGTTACCGTGGGGTAGGAACAGGGCTGGCTGGCTAGATGCGGGCACATCGTCCCACACTTTCCAATTGCGGCTGACGGTGATGAAGCCCTGGATGGTTTCCAGGCGCTCCAGCAAGGCCGTATAGATGGCTTCCCGGTTCAGGGCCATGTCACACCACCCTCATCGCTCGCATGAGACGTGCGCGAATCTCCCCGCGCATTTCTTCCAGGCTCGGGACCAGGAAAGGGCGGGGGGCCATCGTGCGCTGCTGCTGGGTGACTGACCGGACCGGATGTAGGGCACCAGGCCAGAACAATGCCCCGGCATTCTTGGGCTTGATGGTGCGGGCCGGGACCGTGAACCCAAGCTCCCAGAAACGGCCATAGGCCACATTTGTCCCCACGCGGGACTCCATGCGGTCCCCGTCCTCAACGAACTTTTCGTTGATGGACCTGCGCAGACGCCCCGTGCGGGCCTTCAACACCTGCCCCGTCAGCTTCTCCGACTTGATCTTGGTCATCAGGTCACGAGCGAGGCTCCGCACCGCGTCACGGGTGGCGTCCTTCACACGCGGGTCGGCAGACTCAAACCGGGCCGCCACCGTCTCCGCGCCAAGGATTTGAGCCTCAAGTTCGATCATGCCAGCACCACATTCCGCCAGTTGTTCAGAAGGGTCTTCACATCGTTGGGGAGATCCTGGGTCTGGAAGGCTACGACCTCCCCCTGGACCGTCTTGCTTGAGTGCCCGAGCCGGTCCTTCTCTTTGTAGGCCCAAGCGGCCATCTTCACGACGGCCTGGGCGATGTCAGCCGGGATCGCGGCGTAGCCTGCCTTGTATGTCACGAACACATTCCCGAACCCGCTGGTGAACTTCGTGCCATCCGTCCTGATGAGCATGGCGCCCCGATAGACGATGGTCGTCAGATCCACGGCCATGCCATCCACCGTGAGGGAGATAACATCGGTTACGGGGTACTGGCCCACCATCAGCCGCGATGTGCCGGTTCCATCCCGGACCTCACTATAGGTGTCCTCCAGGATGTCACGGTTCAAGTAGGACTTGACCCATGCCGAGGCCGAGGTCACCAGGGACGCGATGAGCGCGTCATCGGTGGCGCTGGTCAGGCCCAGGTAGAGCTTGACGGCCTCTTGAGTGGTCAGATCCCCGGCGGCCATGGCTCCTATTCCTCAGCCTTCTTCTGGCGTGTCTTGCGGACGGACGACTCCATGGCATCAGGCGGAGTGGTGCTGAACCCATGGTCCATCAGCGCTGCGGCGTGGGCATCTTCCACTTCAAAGGCCCCATCGGCCCCCTTCTCGTAACTGACGCCATCCACGGAACAGCCTGTCGCGTCCGGGTGGAACAGCTTGATGCTCATGACGGCTCCTAGAAGTAGGGGCGGGCAGTTGCCCACCCGCCCCAGGGTTAAGCGCGGGGTTGGTTAGGCGCCCGCCACATTGGTCAGCTTCAGCAGGGACGCGGGGAAGTAGTGCTGAAGGACTTCATCCACATAGACCCCGTACTCGTACTTGCGGCTCCGAAGCGGCCATTCGAGCTGGTAGTAGTCGCGGCGGGTCTTGACTTGGAACACATTGCCCACGCCGTTGAGCGGGTAGGGGATCTGCTTGCTGTAGCCCAGGATGGTCCCGGCGGGCATGAAGGGATGGACGCGGACCCGGATCAATGTGTTGGTGATCGGGTTCAGGTAGGAGCCCACGCTGGCACCAGCGGCGATGCCAGTCTGACCGGCGCCGTCCAGGTTGAACCGGAACAGCGGGGCGCCGCCGTTGGCGAGGCAGAGTTTGTTGATGAGGCGGATACCCGCGCTGGACACCAGGAGATCGCTGGGCCCGAACCGGAGGTTGTCGTACATGTTCTGGAGCAGGTCGTTCAGCTCCTGGATGCCGCCCGCGCCGTCGCTGGTCAGGGTGGTGCCGGTGCCGGGGGTGCCGGTCGCCAGGGTCTTGATCTGGGCATTGTTCGCGGACTTGGCGAAGCTCAGGAGGCCGTCGAAGTTGTAGGTGGCATCCTTGGAGTAGTCGGCGGAAGCCAGAGCCGAGGCCAACTGATGGGTGCCGTTGAGGGGCGCGGAGACAGCCAGCGAGTTGATGCTGGTGATGAACTCCAGCCGCTCAGAGCCGCTCGTGCCGATGAACCAAGCGTAGGCCACAGCGCCTTCCACCGGGGTCACGGAGCAGGAGAGGGTCTGGCCGAGGGTGATGGCCTGGGTGGCGGCGGCGGACTTCTGAGCAGCGCCGCCGTTGATGGTATCGGTGGAACCGTCCGTGTTGGTCTTGGCGATCTGCTGGACCACGCCGTTGGCGAGGCTGGACCGGCTGAGGCCCTGCGGGGTCAGAGCCACGCAGATGACGGAGTAAGTAGCGGCGGGCAGGGTCGCATTGGAACCACCGGCGGACAGGGTGGGAGTGGGGGTGGTGCCGAGGGCGATGCTGGCGTTGCCGCCAAGCAGCATGGGCTCTTCCTGGAGCATGAGGGACCGAAGAAGGCCGAGAGCCTCCCGCGCCTTCACGTCGTCGAAACCCTGCGAGGCATAGTCGGCCTCGAAGGTCACGTAATCCTCCAGGCCCAGCCCGACATAGGCGGCGGTGTAGGACGCGACGCTAGTAGCGATGGATGCGCCACGGTTGCCCTCAGACACGCCGGGATGCGTGTTGCCGGTGTTGATGCCAGTGATGGCCTTCCAGCGGGTGGCCGTGTCACCACCGCCGCCCACGCGGGGGATGTCGTTCCTCAGCATGGTCATTTCGGCCATGAAGGGGTAGAGCGCCAGGGCGGGAGCCTGGAGGTCATAGTTGACCAGCCCGAGGCTCTGCGTGAACGCCTTGCTCAGCGCTTCGTCTGTGGTGCCGTTGGCCTGGGCGGTCTTCATGGCGTCCAGGGTATCGTTGAGGTTCATTGGAACCCTCCTGTGATTGCCCGGACTTAGCCGAGGCGGGTGGTGAGAATGAGACGGCCATTGGTCGCATGGACCTTTTTCATGGCCGCCAGGGGATCGGAGGTTACGGGCTCGGCCCCGGAACCTTCGGATTTCGTGATGGTCTGATCTTCCTTACCCTTTTCGACGGGCACAACCTTAAGGGGCTTCTGGCCCTTGAGGGCGGTCAGTTCGCGCTCCAGGGTGACGGCCTTGGTGATCGCCTCGTCGCGTTCCTGATGCGCCTTGATCAGCTCGTCCTCCAGAGCGGCGGCCTTCTGGATGGCATCGGCGGATTCAGCCTTCTCGCCCTCTTCAACATCATCCCCGGCCTCCATGTCCTCAAAGGGCTTCATGCACTCGACCAGGTTGGCGACGGCATCCTTCACCGCCTTCAGAGCGCCCTTCTTCTCCAGGTCGCTAGTATCTGCTCCCATCGCCAGCATGGCATCGCCCTGGGGCTGGGAGTTATCCTCCATGATCTCGGAGGCGATGAAGGCGCGGAGACGCCCACAGGCAACCTCCAGATCCGCCGCCTGGGCCGCGTCGCCCTCGGAGAGTTCCTTCTGCCAGAGCCAGAACAGGGCATCCAGGCAGGCCAGAGCCTGACCGGCATCCATGATTTCCTCGCCGGCCCACGCCTTCACGATGTCCAGACGCTCCGCCTTCTCAACGTCCACCGCCGGGGCATTGCCGGTGGCCTGAGTTTCGGTGCTGGACGTGATCGTGTTCTCATCCATGGTGTCCTCCATCTTGACGAGGCCGATGATGGCCTCCGGGTTGGCGGGGCGGTCCACCAGGGAGATCTCCACCAGCTTGATGCCCTCGATGACCTTCTTGTTCTTGCCGTT